TGCTGGGTTAGCCGCTATGGGTGCTCCTAAAGGTGCGCAGGCTCAAGTTGGTGCCGGAGAAAACGAATCTGTTTATGCTGCCAATCAGGCCATAAAAACTTGGAAATATTATGCCAGAGACAATGATAGTGTCACTAAGTGGATATATGACACCATTAGGCAACGATGCATGCAGTTTTACCAACTTAGTGGTGGCAGAAATTTTGAACAGGCAATAACCACTGCATTACAAAATTCTGCAAGTGCAGTAGAACCTACATTTTTAATGTTCTATCAACAAATGGCTCAGGATAAAGAAGATGCTAGTATATTCAAAGCAATCATAGCTGGACAACTTGGACTTAGCGATGTCTCAAGACAAGAGCAACTTAAAATGACCGGATCTATGAATCGTGCAGATTTGCGGCAAACAGCTGGTAAATTTGTTCAGGTGTATACAGATAGTTTAAATCAACTGTTGGCAAATCTCACAGCCCCGCAACAATTATCCAAACAAGATATGGACAAATTGGCATATGGTCTTCTGCTTTATCTTTTTGCAAAAGAAGATAATAATACAATGATTACAAATCAGATAAGTCAATCGTTAAGCAAAATAATTCAAACTTACAAGAACAAAGACCAAATAAATCAAATCTATTCTAGAATGTCCGAAAATCATAATCAAGAAAAAGTAAAAGATCCTGCTGCAACACAAAGAATTAAAAAATCATTATATGATGCTTCAAGAAGAATTATAAGTGATTTGGATTCTATAGGTAGTCGTGGCGGTGCAGAAGAATTCAAAGAAGAATCAGTTAACGGAGCCGCCACCGATGACATCAAAAAGCGAATGTCCAAGTTGGAAGCACTGGCCCTGGCGGCAAATCGTGCTGGTGATGATGCCAAATGCAAAATGTATCAGCAAAAGATTCAGGCACTCAAACAAAAATTGTCGCAAAGTATGTCGGAAGGTGCAAAACCAGGCGAGTATTACATACACACAGTGTATTTCAAAGATGGTACCAAGAAACGTATACGTGTGACCAGCGACGAATTTGATGTGGCTGATTACTACACCAAACGTGGCCAGGCTGTAGACCGTGTGGATTATGATTTTCAACTACAGTCAGACATGACTGAAGGATTGAAGTCAACTCTAGCTGGTGCTGCACTGGCTGGAGCAATGGCCTTAGGCGGTGCTGGCGCGGCACAAGCACAATCAGCATCCAGTGGACCCAACATAGTCAATGCCACAACAATTATACAACAGATCCAGGCTGGCAAAATCCAAAATCAAAATGATTTGTCAGCGGCTCTGGGCAATGCCAGTAATAAACAAGCGGTCTTTAAGATTCTTCAAAACAAGGCTGGTCTGCCAGGACACGGCGCAGACAGTGTTATCAATGCTATTGCCAATAAAAGTCCTGCTGGGGCACAACAGCCAACCGCTGGGGCACAACAGCCAGCCAAGTCCGCAGGTCAATCTGGAGTAATTATTCAAAGACCCACGGATAACTTTGAAGGTCGGATAAAAGAAGATCAAGATACCTCGGGTGTGGAACAGGCCATACTCAAACGTATCATGGTTGCGCACACTGACCTGCTGATGAAGTTTGGTCCAGAAAAAGTCATGCAGGCCGCAGAAGAAGTGGCCTACAATGTGGGCGATGTGGATGAAATTGGCACCAGTGATGTCAGTGCTTATGTTGCTCAAGTCAAACAGATACTAGGGGCAACACCTTGAGATATCAAGAAATACTAGAAGCATGCTGGACGGGTTATCGCCAGGTAGGCATGAAGAAAAAGGGTGGCCGTCTGGTGCCCAACTGTGTGCCGGTGAGTGAACAGGCCATGGAAGAAGATCTCAAAAAGTGGTTCAAAGAAAAATGGGTGCGATTTGGTCCAGACGGCAAGATCCGTGGAGACTGTGCTAGAGGATCTAGCTCAGAAGGCAAACCCAAGTGCCTGCCACAAAGCAAGGCACACGCACTAGGCAAAAAAGGTCGTGCGGCGGCCGCGGCCAAGAAACGCAGAGAAGATCCTGATCCCGAACGCAGAGGTCCTGCCCGGAATGTGGCAACAAAAGTAAAAGAGGCTTCGAGTCCCGCCCAACAGGCTGCCATTGCGATAGCAATGAAGAAAGCTGGCAAAAAGCCCAAAAGCGAAGGCCAGGAATTAGACGAAAAACAAGATGCTTGTTACCGCAAGGTAAAAAGTCGTTACAAGGTCTGGCCGTCGGCTTATGCGTCAGGTGCCTTGGTTCAATGCCGTAAGAAAGGTGCCGCCAATTGGGGCAACAAGAAAAAATGAGAGATCTAATCAACCTAGTAGAAGCCATAGAGTCAGGGTGTCCTCCGGCCACACAAAGCATTGACCTTAACTTAAAGAATCGTCAAAAAGCCATAGACGAATATGACTATGGTCCCTTGAATCCCAACGAGCCCAATGAAGAATACTGGCAAAAGATCGCCGACGAGTGGAACACCACTGCCGAAGAGGCCCAATCAGCTAGATGCGGCAACTGTGCAGCCTTTGACATCACAGAAAAAATGCAGGCATGTATTGCCAAGGGTATTGGCACAGAGCCCGGCAGTGATCCCATGAGCACCATAGATGCTGGCACACTTGGCTACTGTAAATTCTTAAAATTCAAGTGTGCAGCCAAGCGCACATGTTCAGCCTGGGTGGAAGGTGGTCCGATCAGTGAAGCCATATTGGCTGAACTCAGTTTCTTGGGCAGCACTTGCACCAAAGATTGCTCGGGTCATAGAGCTGGCTATGCCTGGAGCCAAAGCAAGGGAGGACAGGTTGCAAACAGTCCATTTAGTCCCAGCTTCAACAAAGGCAGCCAACTGCACGTGGATGGCAAATGAACTCTTATCCAATATATCCTGAGGACGACGGCAGTGATACTCCAAGACTTCCATACGCACCAGCGTAACTTGGACGAGAGCAGTGGCTACAGCCTAGCAGGCAGTTTCACCCGAGACCTCACTGCCAGCAAGGTCTGGTTGCTGACGGAACTAGAACGCATACAACGAGATTTCAGCACAGTCTACATCCTGGGTTCCTGGTATGGCAACTTGGCCCTGTACATGACTTTGGAAGGTAGAATACAGGCTGACAAGATTGTGCTGGTAGAAAAAGACAAAAAGTTTTTGAGTACTAGCAAAAAGTTATTGGACTTGTCTGGTGCCCGCAACGTGGAATACATGTTGGCAGATTCAAACAAGTTAGACTATCGTCAACTGGGCGAAGCAGGAGTTGTGATCAACACCAGCCTTACAGACATGCCAGGACGAGCCTGGTTTTTAAACATACCCGCGGGCACGCTTGTGGTCATGCAGGCACGTGACCATGATCCCAATCGCAGTTTTTCGAGCACACAGGACATCGTAGACCGTTTTCCACTCACGGAAGTTTTGTATCACGGTCGCATGCAACTGAGAGATCCCGAAACTGAATACACCCGATACATGGTCATCGGACGCAAGTAAAGAGGCCAGACATATAAGAGACACCCTTAGGACCGTAACCTAGTTACGTGGTGTGCCCGGCTGCTGGGCTGGACAATTTGGAATCGCTACCCAAATTAGCCTGAAGTGAGCAATAGATTTGACTTTGTAGGAAACTCATGTATAATAAATCAACTAACAGGAGAAATTCAATGACAAGCAAAAACTTCAACGCAGAACAAACACGTAAACTCAACCAGGTCATCAACGAAGGCATGACTGTCATGCATGAAATCGAAACACTCACAGGAGGACTCAATGACACAGTCAAGGCCATTGCTGAAGAACTCGAGATCAAACCCAACGTGCTGAAAAAAGCCATCCGCCTGGCACACAAGAGTGAATTTGGTAGAGAGCAACAAGATCACGAGTTGTTGGAACAAATCTTGACCACTGTGGGCAAAACACTATAAATATTTCTGTAAAGACGAGTCGTTGCCGTAAGCAACATGAATCATGGCCAGCCAGCCATAACTGGAGAAAAAATTGTATATAGACGCCTTATTTGATCGTGAACACGATCGCATACACGTAGTTGAGCGCAGAGATGGCGAACGTCACTATCAAGAATACGCACCCAACTACACATTTTATTATGATGATCCCAGAGGCAAGTTTGTCAGCATCTATGGCACGCCCGTATCAAGATTCAGCACTAGAAACAACAAAGAGTTCCGTAAAGAGATCCGCATACAGGGCAGCAAGCAACTGTATGAATCGGACATCAATCCCATATTCCGTTGCCTGGAAGAAAACTACAAGGGCCAAGACGGTCCTCGACTAAATGTAGCGTTCTTTGACATCGAGGTAGACTTTGATAGTGAGCGAGGATTCAGTCGACCCGAAGATCCGTTCAATCCTATCACGGCTATAAGTGTATATCTGGGTTGGGTAGACAGATTGATCACCTTGGTAGTTCCACCCAGGCACATGACCTGGGCCACTGCACAAGAAATCTGTGCCGAGTTCGCAGATACCCTGTTGTTTGAGCGTGAAGAAGACATGCTGAAAACATTCTTGGACATCATAGAAGATGCCGATGCCTTGAGTGGTTGGAACAGCGAGGGCTATGATATTCCTTACACAGTAAATCGTGTGACTCGTGTGCTCAGCAAGGATGATACTCGCAGATTCTGCTTGTGGAATCAGTTGCCCAAAGGGCGGACATTTGAACGCTTTGGCAATGAAAGTCAGACCTATGACTTGATTGGTCGTGTACACATGGACTATATGCAACTGTACAGGAAATACACCTATGAAGAGCGACACAGTTACAGTCTTGACGCTATCCTGGAGTACGAAGGTCTCGAAGGCAAGACCAAGTTTGAAGGCACCTTAGATGCCTTGTACAATCAGAACTTCAAACGGTTTATTGAGTACAACCGACAAGACGTCAATGGCCTGGCACAGTTGGACAAGAAATTAAAGTTCTTGGACTTGGCCAATACACTAGCACATGAAAACACAGTGTTGCTACAGACCACCATGGGTGCCGTGGCCGTGACCGAACAAGCCATCATCAATGAAGCACACGAACGTGGACTTGTGGTACCCAATCGCAAAGAACGTTACACGGATGACGATACACAGGCCGCAGGCGCCTATGTGGCTTATCCACGCAAGGGCATACATGAATATGTGGGTAGCATAGACATCAACAGTTTGTATCCCAGTGCCATTCGAGCATTAAACATGGGACCCGAGACCATTGTGGCTCAACTACGACCCGTTATGACTGAACGCTACATTGCAGACAAAATGCGCAGTGGTAGCAGTTTTGCCGCTGCCTGGGAAGGCCTGTTTGGCAGTCTGGAATATACTGCGGTCATGGATCAAAAGCCAGGCACAGAAATCACCATAGACTGGCAGGATGGCGAAGAGAGTGTACACAGTGCCGCAGATGTGTGGCACATGATTTTTGATTCAAACCAACCCTGGATGCTTAGTGCTAACGGCACTATCTTTACCTATGAGCGTGAGGGTGTGATCCCAGGGCTATTAAAGCGTTGGTATGCAGAGCGTCAAGACATGCAGACACGACTAAAGGAGTGCAAGGATTCAGAAGAAGAGGAATACTGGGACAAGCGACAGTTGGTCAAGAAGATTAACTTGAACAGCTTGTATGGTGCTATCTTGAATCCTGGTTGCAGATTCTTTGACAAACGCATTGGACAAAGTACCACGCTGACAGGTCGTGCTATTGCTCAACACATGGATGCCTATGTCAACGAATGCATCACTGGAGTGTATGATCATGTGGGTGAGGCCATCATCTATGGTGACACAGACTCCTGCTACTTCTCAGCATACCCTGTGCTCAAACCCGAGATCGAAGCCGGCAACATGACCTGGTCAAAGGAAATGGCTGTTCAGTTATACAACAGTATAGCAGATCAAGTCAATGAAAGTTTTCCAGGATTCATGGAACAAGCATTCCACGTGCCCAGAGCCATGGGCGAAGTCATACGTGGCGGTCGTGAGATCGTGGCGTCAAAAGGCCTGTTCATTACCAAGAAGCGTTATGCTGTGCTGTACTATGACAAAGAGAACAAGCGTGTGGACACACATGGCGAACCTGGTCGAGTAAAAGCCATGGGTCTTGATCTAAAACGCAGCGATACTCCAAAGATCATCCAAGACTTTCTCAGTGAAATTCTCAATGATGTGCTGACAGGAGCCACACGTGACGAGATTATCGAGAAGATCCGTGAGTTCAAGTATGTGTTCAAAGAACGTCCAGGTTGGGAGAAAGGTAGTCCCAAGCGTGTGAACAACTTGACCAAGTATGCCAAGGAAGAAGAACGACAAGGTCGAGCCAACATGCCAGGCCATGTGCGTGCAGCCATCAACTGGAACAACCTGCGTAGAATGAATTCAGACAAGTACAGCATGCAGATCGTGGATGGCATGAAGACCATTGTATGCAAGTTAAAATCCAATCCCCTGGGCTGGACCAGCATAGGTTATCCCACAGACGAAACCAACTTGCCGCAGTGGTTCAAGGAACTGCCATTTGACGACACAGAAATGGAAGCCACCGTGGTAGATCAAAAACTAGATAACTTGTTGGGTGTGTTGGGTTGGGACCTAGCCTCAGCCACCAACACCGAAAATACCTTCCAGGCTTTATTTGAGTGGTAACATGCGACTCAGTGATTTAGTGGCCTTCCGCAATGAACTTGACACCTTGTCGATACTGCCAACACACACTAACTCACGCATGGCTGTGGATCGTCTACAATATCAGATAGATGCCAGTGTTGTTGAGTTCCCAGAATTCAGCCAACGTTTTCAACAACACACTGTTGACATTGATCGAATATTTGGTGAGTTTGAGTCTACGCTCGAAGAACTCAAACAACAAGTCGATGCCACTGTTACACAAGTGGAAAAACACTGGTTCCAAGAAAGTTATAACTTGTATACCAACGACATGATTCGTGAAAAACCCGAATACATTTTGAACCGTCGGCAGAACTTGTCGCCCGAGATCGAGCAACTGTTCAATGCACGATTGCAAAACTACACAGACTGGCGCTTTCCTGGGTTGATCGTACGACCGGGTCTAGAAAAATTTATCAATACCATGGTAGCCAATGATCCTCTATACATCGTGGATCATCATAGAGATCTGCTTGAACCCGCGGTCAACAGTTTTGCCGACGCCTATCAGCAACGTCTGAGAAGTTATGTAATCAATGAAAGAGATACTGATCCTATCTTGGCCGGATTGCCGGATAATCAGTTTGGTCTTTGTCTAGTTTACAATTTCTTCAACTTCAGACCCATTGAACTGATACGACGCTGGCTCAGTGAAATCCACTCTAAACTGCGTCCCGGGGGTGTGATCATAATGACTATCAACGACTGTGATCGGGCGGCCGGTGTGACCTTGGCCGAAAGTTATTATTGTTGTTATACCCCTGGACGCATGGTCATGACCTTGGCCGAAACCATGGGATTTGAAATCATATACACTTGGAAAGATCAAGGACCCATTACCTGGATAGAAATGAAACGATCGGGTCAACTGACTTCCATGCGAGGAGGTCAAACTTTGGCAAACATAATATCAGAATCAGTTGCAGAATCTAAATAAATCACGTATAATCAAACACAAAGGAGAATTCCATGAGAGATCATTTATTGGATTTAGTAGAACACACACTTAAACTGGGTTGTATTGACCTAGTCAAGATCACAGGCGACGCCAAGTCAACTTTGATCAATGGTATCGCCGAAGATCGTTCGGTAGTGGTAGAAGGAGCATTTGCCACACCAGTGGCCGACTTTATTGGCAACTTTGGTATGCCTAACTTGCCCAAACTTCGTATCTTGCTTGGTTTGTCAGAATATCAGGAAAAAGCCAAGCTGACCATCACACGCAAAGACACAGGTGCACCAGATGGTATCAACTTTGAAAATGCCACTGGAGACTTTAAAAACAACTATAGATTCATGGCGTCTGAAATCGTCAATGAAAAACTGAAAACGGTGAAGTTCAAAGGTGTAAACTGGCACATTGAATTTGTGCCCACTGTGGCCGCAATCCAACGACTAAAAATGCAGGCGCAGGCCAATGCCGAGGAAGTTAATTTCACCGCCAAAACAGATGCCGGTGATCTCAAGTTTATTTTTGGTGATCATTCAACACACTCTGGAAACTTTGTGTTCCATCCAGGTATAAAGGGCACTCTCAAACGTGCTTGGTCTTGGCCAATGAACACTGTGATCAGTATTTTAGATCTCAGCGGTGACAAGACTTTCCGCATCAGTGATGATGGTGCTGCGCAGATCACTGTGGATTCAGGCCTTGCTGTTTACAACTATATCCTTCCGGCACAGACCAAATAAGTGAACAGTTACTACCAGGAGTTTGAACACAATCTACGACAACGAGGTTTTACCTACGGTGGTGGCAGAATAGATCCTGGTAGCCAACACTTTTATGTAAACATACCTAAAAATGCCAGCAACTTTCTGGATAGATTGTTTGCACACAGTGGATGGAATGTGGCCAATCTGGATGACATAAACGAGAAAAAGATCCGTTGCGTGGTAGTATTGAGAGATCCTGTTGAGCGATGGGTGTCGGCTGTTACACAGTATGCCTCATCGGTCATGAGCGAATACCAAGGACAAAAGTTTGTTGAACAATACACTCCTGTGGTTGAACGATTGTTGTTTGATCAGATCATATTTGATGATCATACCATGCCACAGTATTATTTTTTTGATAAGGTCAAGTATCAGTACAATGTTGAATACTTTTGGCATGACAGCACGGTGGTACAACGCATGGCCGATCGTTATTCACTTGTGTTAGATCAAGACTTTGAAGGTAATCATACCCGTTCCAATCCTGATAAACAAATAGTATCAGACTTTTTACATGAGCGCATCAATCAAAACCAACAGTTGTTAACAGCCATACAGACCAAATACCAAGAAGACTATAGATTGATAAACAGGATACAGTTGAAATGACCCAAGATAACTTGACAGCCAAACAACTTGATAAAAACGGTCTCAGCGACACAGCCATCTTCCTGCCGGCTATCTCGGGATTCTATGCCACGTACATAGGCAAGCAAAGAGATCCTGCTGGTCCTTATGTGGATCCTGCCAGGATGCCTGCGGGTATCCAGGACATGGAACAGATGAACTGGCTCAACAGCCAAAAGGGCTTGTTCCCTTACAAGTGGAGCCTGTACTCGGGCGGTCATGCCAATCTTGATTTGAACAAACAGGACTGGTCAGAGGACATGGTGCGTAACCGTGAATCTGGCACTGTGATGTTGGGCGACTCAGGCGGATTCCAGATTGCCAAGGGCCTGTGGGAAGGCGACTGGCGGGCCAACTCAGGTTGCGCCAAAGCACAAAAGAAACGTGCAGCTGTACTCAAATGGTTGGATAGCATTGCCGACTATGGCATGATCCTGGACATACCGACCTGGGTCATACATGACAAGAAAGCGTCAGCGGCCTGCCAGATCACCACCCTGGAAGAAGCAGTAGATGCCACCAAGTTCAACAACGACTATTTCATGCGGCATCGTCGAGGTGTCAAGAATGGAGGTGCCCGGTTCTTGAATGTGTTGCAGGGTGCCAATCATGCTGACGCAGATCGTTGGTATGACATCATGAAGCACTACTGTGATCCCGCAGTATATCCCGACACACACTTTGATGGTTGGAGTATGGGCGGTCAAAACATGTGTGACGTACACTTGGTTTTACGACGCCTGGTGGCCTTGCGCCATGACAATCTCTTACAAGAAGGCATACATGATTGGATGCACTTCTTGGGTACGTCGAAGTTAGAGTGGGCAGTGTTGCTCACAGATATCCAACGTGCTGTAAGAAAATATGTAAATCCCAGTTTCACCATCAGCTTTGACTGTGCTTCGCCGTTTTTGGCCACAGCCAACGGTCAAGTATATCATCACATTGATTTGCCGCACAATGAAAAGTGGTGTTATCGTATGAGTCCCATTGTGGACGACAAAAAGTATGCCACAGACACACGCCAGTTTGGACCGGCTGTGTTGGCCGATGGCCTGATCGATCACTTTGATGAAAGCCCAATCAGTCGACAACTACAGATGAAGGACATCTGCATCTACAAGCCCGGCGATTTGAACAAGATTGGCAAGGAAGGCAAGACATCGTGGGACAGTTTCAGCTATGCTCTATTGATGGGTCACAATGTGTGGATGCATATCGAAGCAGTACAACGTGCCAACCGCGAGTATGACTCGGGTTCATGGCCGGCCATGATGTGGAATCAAAATGGTGATCATGCCCGATTCAAGGACATCGTGGATGCCATATTTGCCACGCCAGACCGAGCCGAAGCTGAGGCCATAATCGAACACTATGATCGTTATTGGATGGACATTGTGGGCACACGTGGATTCAAAGGCAAGAAGGCTAAAAACGCCCACAGTCAGTTCAATGCCTTGTTCGAAACCGTTGACGAAGACGCGGAAGATAGTGTAAACTTAGATGAAGACTTTAGCCCGGACCAACAGGCCCGATTAGATCAACTCGAACATAATCAAATACTATGAACCGAGAAGGACACGAATCTGCAAGATTCTTTGTAGGCACTGAAGTAGAACACACTCCGGCCTATGGATTGAAAACATTGTTTGTGGTAGGCATACAACCAGTGGAGGATATCCGATGCTGGTATCAACAGCACGGTTGTGAGCACATATATTTTGGTGCCAATCAAAGTTTCCCCAATTTGGAAATCTACGATGGCGACGGGTGGCGTCCATGGGAACGCATGATCCAAGACTGCCTTGATACTAGATTACTCTGCACACTGGATCTGGATGTGACTTGTGCCGAAGGCCTGTTGGAAAGCAGCCTAGTTGATTATAACAACTTCATACCCATGTTGTCGGTCAAGCTACCTTACATTAAACAGTTAGGCTACAACGCCACGCTCAAGATCGACGACAAGGACTTTGAATTCTCTAATCCTGGAGTGTGGTGCCACAGTCTACATGCGTTACAAAAACGTGCGGTGTTTACACCGTGGTCTAAATATACCCAAGATGAGGTGCTCAAATGAATATAAAAGAACTAGCAGAACAAGCCATATATCGTGCTCAGAACTTGCAAGAGTTCACTGTGCTAAGAGATGAAAATGACATGATCCTCAACGGAACCATACGCTTTGACATCCGGCACAGACCTGGCACACCATATCGCATCACGGTACCAGCCATGAGCCAGGCTGAAGCAGAAACACGTGTGGATGAGTGGATTGCGGAAATGAGAGACGCAGGATGATACAAAGCGAAAGAGAAACTATAGAACGCATCAAGGAACATGCAGAACGCAAGATCTGGGTCACGTTCAGGCGCGAAGGCATACATCGCTACCCAGCTGCTGCCACAGATCCCAAACTATGTACTGCTGGTGAGTATGATGTCAGTTTCTTGGCCAATGCGCATAGACACATATTCTGGTTCAGAGTTTGGATAGATGTGTGGCACAACGATCGTGATATTGAGTTTATACAGATGAAACGCTGGTTAGAAAGTCTTTACAGCAAAGATGTATTGGAACTGGATTTCAAATCGTGCGAGATGATCGCCGATGATTTGTACACCCAGATAGCTGGTCGCTATCCTGGGCGTGCTGTATGGATTGAGGTAGCCGAAGATGGCGAGAACGGTTGCCTTATCAAGTATGAACTAACTCGTCCTAACTTATCAATCAAATATTAAAAGGAAACACTATGGGCAAGCGTGAATATCGTCCCAACCCCCGAGCCATCCAGGTCATGGAAGAACTAGATCGCTTTAGAGATTTCTGTGCGGACTATGGTTACAGATTCCGTGAAGAAGATCTCTACAACTTCAAGAGCTACGCCTGGCAACAGTACAACAAGTTCAGCCAAGGCAAGAATGCCAAGAACATGTGGTTGGAAGATGCTCGTCGTTTAGGACGCAACATATGAAAAAACTTTTTTATATGGGATTAGAAAGTTATCAATCCCGCTATACTCTACAACTCACAGAATGGAACAAACGGGTATTTGATAGACGAGGTTTAGATGTGATTTATGTTCCAGGGGAAACTTTGGATGATACCAACGCTATTTCTGTAGGGCAAGTGTTAGATGCACATGGCCGCAGTTACTTTAGTATGAGCCAAATGATGAATCTTGTCAAGATGATGAGAAAAGGAGAAGTCACCAGTGAAGATATCGTCTATTTCGAAGATATGTTTACTGTCGGTATCGAGAGCTTGCCTTATATTCTGGATCAAGTGCCTGAGTCTCAGCGTCCTCGCATTTATGTACGTTGTCTTGCTCAAGCCATTGATCCGGATGATTTCGTTCATGTGTGGGGCATGGCAGAGTGGATGTCGACGTATGAAAAGATGGTTAACTGCTTTGTGACAGGGGTGTTGGCCACCAACGAAGAGATGGTTGCCCACATGCGTATTGCTGGATGGCGTGCTCCGATCTACAATATCAGTGGCTTGGCATTTGGCAAAGCGGAAGTACTAGAACGCATAGGTGGTGCACAAAATATTCGACCATTTGCAGATCGCAAAATGCGTGTGGGCTTTGCTGCAAGATTTGATCAAGAGAAACAACCCGACTTTTACATGGACTTGATTGAGATGTATCTGGCACAAGGTCGTCATCGAGACATTGAGTTTGCTGTGTTCCAAGGTGGCCCTTTGAGAAGTAACAATGTTGAATACATTTTGCGAGCCAGAGAGTTGGAAAATCAGGGCCGGCTTAAAATTTACGAAAACTTGAAGAAAAATGACTACTACGCTCTTGTTAACGATACTCGTGTGTTGTTTAATTGTGCTTTACAAGACTGGGTATCTAACACAGTATCAGAAGCTGACGCTCTTGGTTGTAACGTGTTATATCCTGCTTATCGCAGTTTCCCTGAAACCTTTGCTGACGATCCTAATCGCCTGTACGTTCCTTGGAGCATTGATGATGCCTTCCACAAGTTAGAAAACTTG